AGGCAGCTTTATCTGCGTATGCAGCCAAAAAGAAACTTGAGGAACAAAGGTATGAACTCAAGATGTTTTTAAACTTCACTTATGGCCCACAAGCGTATGATGACTTGCTCAAGATGGAAGGACAGATACGAAAAGAACGTCAACAGACAATTTATAAACAACAACAACTTAGAAGACAGATAGGTGAAGCTATTACTTGGTTAATAGTTGTAGCTATTATAGGTGGTTTTTGCGTATTAGTTGCAGGTATTTGGATGAAAAAAGCAAAAGCAGAGAACTATATACAGATGACAGAGGGTTATAAATTCAAACCTAGAGACTACACAAACCAACAAAAGATATGGCAAGGTAAAAAAAAACGGTTAAGTATACAACTTGTAGGCTTAAAAAGAGGATTACATCAAAATACACAGATAAAAGAGCGTGTATCTATCAAGGGGGTAACAAAACTTTTACCATGTTAATTGAAAGTTGGTGTCCAAAAAAGTATAAATGTGTGTATGATCCTAACGGTACAGAGCCAGATATTGATAAAGTCATGGAAAGTTTACGAAGCATAGGTAGAAAATGACACAGAAAAAACTACAAAAAGATTCTATTCTAAATCAGTATGACCTCGATGGTGACAACACAATTACAGACGAGGAGCTTCAGAGAGCTAAAGAAATCAAAGAAACAGAAACAAAACTACGCAAAAATCTTGCACAATTACGCATGGCTAGATACACTCTTATAGGTATGGGAGTTTTTACGGCTGCAATGTTTATAGTACCTATTCCTAGAGTAGAAGCACTGGCTGAAATTTCGTCACTTTTCTACATTTCAGGCGCTGGCATTGTCGGTACATACATGGGTACGTCAGCTTACATGGCAAAGAACGGAGTTAAATAATGTTACAAGCGTTAATAGGTCCAGTCACTGGACTACTAGATAAGTTTATACCAGATGCAGACAAAAAGGCAGAACTTGCTCATAAGATAGCCACCATGTCTGAAAGACATGCTCAGGAAGCGTTACTCGCTCAGTTAGAAATCAACAAAGCTGAAGCCGCTAGTGGTTCTATATTCAAGGGTGGATGGCGACCAGCAGTTGGTTGGGTCTGTGCGATTGCTTTTGCCTATCATTTTATTGTAAAAGATCTAATTATATTTGGTGCAAGTTTCGCTGGTTTAGAATTACCAGATTTGCCTGAATTTGATATGGGCACACTTTTAACTGTTCTCGGTGGCATGTTAGGAATCGGAACGCTCAGAACCTATGAGAAGCAAAAAGGTTTAACAAAATGACATATGATGAACTTTGGATACTTGCGATGAAAAGTATGTTAGATCACGAGGGAAAACCTAAACATTAGTGCAAGACTTATTTAGACATTTAAGGATACATTGTAAAACAATGAAAGAAGATAAAAAAGTTGCGATTTGTTGGATACATAAAATTGCAATGCAAGAGGTAGAACATGAAGAGCCAATACCTGAATATGGTATCTATACTTATAAAGAATACAAATGTCCTATGTGTATGACAACATTTAGTGAGAGTGATAATGGACGGAGTTAAGTTAGCAGAGCATTTGTATAAGAACATACGTCAA